GGCTTAAAGAAATTAAAGATTCTCACTACATTTTGAACCGTGACATCTTCGAAGTTGGAAATGACTTGATTTCTGCAGAATTTCGCATCGACGAGCTCGAAGAAAAAATCGGAAAAAAACAGAATTATTCGCAGCCGGCCAGAACGTCCCAGGGTCTAAAGAATAGCCAGATGTTTATTAAATCAAGTTTGTTTAATCTCGACATTCCTAAAGACGGACCAGTTAATCAACAGGCAATGCAAGACCTATTCGACGAACTAACCAAGCGTCGGTGGTGGAAGAAGCCAGACCAGGGCTAAAAGCGAAAGTGCCCCAGGGGAGTTAGTCGCGCCACCTACAAACACGAACTACCTTCAACCCTGGGGCCGGATACTTAGTGAGACAAGAAGGGGGAAACCCACCTCGCATCCGTGAGCATAGAATATATCACGCCCCTAAAGCCCCGCCGGGGAACCCACTTTTCCTGGCCGGCAAGCTGCCAAAAAAATATTGAAAATTTCTGCTTCTGTGTTTGACGGTGGTGGAAAGGACGTGCTAACTTCTCACCCGTCGGTTCGCTACCGATGTATATGTAGGCCCTACAACTAACTGCATCTTTTGCAACGCTCGGGGAGTCCGAGGGTTCTCTTTGGCATGCCCAAAATGGGATTTAAGCTAAAGGTTCCCCCCAGACCCCCCTCCAAAGGAGGGGTAAGGGTTTGACCTGAAGAATGTCTCCACTCAAACACGGGCCGCATCTTCCTTCCAAGATAAACAAAAACGGAAATGAGAAAACGTCGAGATACGACAGAGGCTTAAGGATAACTCTGTCTACAATTCGGTGGTGGAAAGGAATACTATGTCCGAAGAATTATTCCCCGATTTTAATACCCCAAAGAAAAACGGCCCACAAAAACGCCCACGTATAGAGACCCAACAAAAATCAGCCAAATATAAAAAGGTCTCAAAAGACGCTATTCAGATTGTCTTCGACCACTGGGTACAAACAATGGGGAAACGCAAGAACTCCGTGCTTAATCACATCCGCACCGTAGCCATAGGTGCTGCCATATTCGACTATGGGGTAGAAGACTGCAAGCGCGCAATAGAGGGATGTAAGTTCTCAGAGTGGCATATGGGCAGGAACCCCCAGAACCGCATCTACGACGACATCGAGCTCATCCTCAGAGGACCCAAACAAATTGATAGATTTCTAGAATTACACGAACGTTTCAATAAAGAATCTGGAGCAGACCCCTTTTGAAAAAGACCGAACTCATAGAACTCGTCCAACAGGTATATGCAACATATAACCAGAAACTGTTAATCATCGACGAGCAGACGGTCTACCGCGCCTGGTTCGAACTCCTGCACGACCTGGAGTACGAGGACGCAAAGCGCGGGTTTATCCGACTCGCCACACACGAGAAGTTCATGCCCAGGCCGGGCGACGTACGACGCGCCACAATAGATATGCAAACAAAAATACCCCCATTTTTAGATGGGTATTCCGCTTGGGGTATTTTTACGTCCGTAATAAGAGAGGTAAATTCTGGTGCCCAAACAGAAAGACCCCCATTCGATGAGGCATTAAGAAATACCCTTAAAGAATTAGGGGAATCGGCATACAACATGCACACGAACGGAGACAGAGAAGTCTTCGTGCGCGTATACGAGAAGAACGTAGAGCGGCTCGAGCGCGAGAAGTACGTGATTGTAGAGAACGCACCAACCGAAGAGACGCCGGCCTGATGAACCGCACAACAACAACAAAATTTTTTAAAAAACTAAAAACAGGGGCAGGCGCAAGCTTTTCAGCCTTTTTTCGCCCTTTTCTTCCGGGAGCCCTGGCACAGCCAACATCTGGACTGAGTCCAAACTTTTTCGTCTTTTTTGCACTGTTTTTGATGGCACTCTCAGGAATCCTCGTTTTGGTCAATTTTCTGCACTTTTTGCGCATTATCTTCGTGCTAGGTTTCCCTTTATGAGCCCATTCCTCGCAATCCTTCTGACCGTTGTAGCCATCTGGTGGGCATCGTTTTCCAGCCTTCCCTTTATGGTTCGGGTCGCAGTGGTTGTGTCTCTCGTAACCTCCTACCGCTTAGTTTGGGGATAATGATGAAAAGAAATCCAGGCCGTCCAGTTGTCCACCCGACTTCTGAGACCACCACCATCACTCTCAAGGTGTCAAGAGAGTTTAAAGAGCGCCTCATAGTTCAGGCCGATGCAGTTGACCTAACCCTGACTGACTACATCAAGTCATTAGTGCTACGAGATGGCGCGTAAACGCAAGCTCGCCAAATACCCAGACCGCAAGTACGGCATTGCTTTAACTCTTACTGGGGCTCAAAAGAACGAGATAGTCAAGTACGCAGAGTCAATAGGGGTTTCTGTAAACGAGTTAATGGTCTACTGTGCTTTAACCTTTGTGCGTAACGAGCGGGGTATTCCAGAGCCAGGCCCTGCCCAGTTCAAACTCCCTACGTTCGAAGAGACTCTTGCTGGCTATATCCGAGGAGAACACGTCCTGACTCCTTGTGGCAAAACGTCCTGCGATATGGTTCTTGAAGAAGTTGGACAGTTTCAGTTCTGTAAGACCTGCAACATCCGCGTTAACTAGTCGTCATCTGGGTCTGGCTTCTCACCGCATATTGGGTTATCTAGTGGGAGCATCTTGACGCATCCGCATACATACGCCCTAGTCATTGGTCTCCCCACATCTGCGCCAATGTTGGCCTGATTGGCTTTATCTTTCTTCTTCTCTGCTCTGCAGCTAGTTGCCTACTGGTCAACCCAGCCCATACCCCATGCATATCTGCAGGTGGAAACTCTAAGGCGTACTCCAGGCAGGTCTTCTTCACCGGACAGGCTTTACAGATAGCCCTCGCTTGAGCAATGTAGGTAATATCCTTATGTTCTTTGGGGAACATTAATTGCCCTTTCCCTCTACATGCAGCTAGTTCAAACCAGTCGTTTTTTTGTATATCTGACGAAGAACTAATTGGGGTATTTTTTTTACCCTTTTTTTGTTGGGACATTATTTTACGCCTATCTTTTGTGAAGCTTGTTTATTTAAACACAATTGAAAGTGCCCATGTGAATGCCATTGTTCTGATGATGGCGCTTGTTGTCTCTCTTCCTCTATTAGGAGTACATAGAGCATTATGCGGACTTTGGAAACATGGAAGGCAAATAAGGCGCGTTTTGTTTCCCTACTGTTCGCTTCGTACCTCGGATATGGGGTATGGTGTGTTCATGGCTGAGACAAAAATTCGAGAACTAAAGACGCATTGCAAGCGCGGTCATGAACTGACTGAAGAGAACGTAAGGATGCGCAACAAAGGAAACGGTCGTGTAGCAAGAGAGTGCAAGCTTTGTCATAACCTGTTGTCAACTGCTAACCGTCGCGCAAAGAGAAAGGCTTCAAGCAAGGTTGACAGTGAAGGTACGCCGGTTCGCCCAAAGGCAACAAAGCAGAACATACTTGGTTCTACGGCATTTGGTAAAGACTGCTTCTCACATGCTCAGATAATGGCGTTTAGGCGTGGTGAGTAGACCAAAGAAGTATCGGATAAATTTAACTAAGAAATAAGGCGCGCTTGCTTGTCGTGTAGAACCCTTATTACAAAAGGGTTTGTACAATGACAAAATTCAAGTACAAAATACTTTTTCTGTAGCGTCAAAAAACGTTTGAAAAACAGCGTGATATACACGCTTTTTAACCCGGTATTAGGTTGTTCTTGGCTTCTTCTCTGTGCCGTTAGTAAAGGAATGGTATGGAGCGCCAGTATAGGGGTCGAACTTGGCTGCTGTCGCCAGCGCCTTGATGCCAATTTTCTTGGCTGTAGCCATAGTCATCTTGGATTTCGGTGTCAGTACATGCAGCGCCCCTAGCGCATACTGTGCTCCACTGCCAATCGCGTACATTCCATTGACGTCCGATATCCATGAGTAGTCTCCGTCAATGATGTAAATAGTTCCGTTTATCGCCATAAAGATGACTGAGCCGTGTTCGGCAACATGGGTCTTGTTTTCGTTATCGGCGCTTGCGTATCCCTGTGCTTCAAAGCATTCTCTGAGGCTTGGGATAAATTTAACTGTAACGAACTGGTCTAGCTTCTTTCCTTTGAGATTTGGCGGCGCGACGGGTGGGTTGAAGGCATGGTGAAGAATGTTGATTGCTCGTACATCTCCGGCAGCACCCAGTAGATACCTGCCGTTATACCCCAACTTGGAAGATGACTCTCTCAATGTGGCGATTTGTGTTGCGTAGCCATCGTCGCTGACATCTGAGACCTGGGAGTCTACGCAGGCAAAAGCAAAGCCATCACCCTGTATAGCAACCAGTGTTGTCATAATTATTCCTCGTCGTCCAAAATTTCTTCAAGTGATTTCATAGCCTCAATGAAGCTCGGCTTGCTAGCAAGCTCGTTCCCCAGTTCGGTTGTTCCATACAGCCACTCTCCGTTAGGGGTGATTCCTACGATTTCTACCAAACCCATCTTGACGAGTTCATCCAGCGAATGGCGGATAAGGTCCATCTCGTTGTCGTACTCATCGAAGTCTCTCATCGGAAGTCGTATTCCTTGCCCTGGTACATTGCCCAGCCGCCGTATATCGTGATGTTATCGTAGGTGAACTTGTGCTCACCTTTCTCTTCATACTTTACAACAGCGAGTCCCTGTTGCCAATTCTCGTAACGAGTTAGCGGTCGTCCGTCGAGGTCTACGCCGCCTTTTGTAGACGGAATGGCCCCATCGATTCTGGCTAGACATCCAGGGGAAGCGGCCATGATGGTTCGTGGGCCGTCATAGTCTTCTCTAGTCTTGAACGCCATCTCGATTCTGTGGATGTGTCCGTATATCACTGAAGTTTTTTCGGCATTCAGGTACATGTGGGCCGTTGAGCCTGATGACTTGACTTTGTCTCCGTGGATAATTCTGAGCTTTTCGTTAACCCAGAAGTCAGAGGCCGGGTACCCCGGTCGGTATTCAATCTTGAAATCATCCATTCTGCAGAGGAATGGGACCGAGAGAACTGGCCATGAATCTGGCGCTCCACCCTGTCTCAAGCCATAGGCTGCTGCCGCGTTCATAACGAGGAACTTCGGCATACGCTCTTCATGGTTTCCAGCGAGCCAAATAATCCTGGCGTGTGGAGCGGCATTCCGTAGTTCTGCACAAAGCGTGGTTGCCCTGTCGATGGTTGCCTGAGTCGTCTGTGCGTATGCAGGGTAGGTGATGTACTTGCCCATTTCTGGAAGGTCCAAGTTGTCTCCGAGCAAGACGACAAGGTCTGGTTGCTGGTCTGCAACAACAGCAAGTGCGATAGAAATAGCCTTTTCGTCGTGGGTTGGCTCAAGGACGCCAGCCTTGTTCCTGAAGTAACCAAGCTGTATATCAGGTAGGATTACGCAGTTCTTGAAGGCGGTTGGCTTCTTCGGTTTTGTCGTTGGCTTTTGTAGTTGTATTGATGGCCCTTGCTGCATTACTGGCCACTCGGGACCAGTTTCCCACTTGGGCGAGAACTTGATTGCAGCTAGGTCGTGAATCTGGGTTTCGCCCATTTCATCCTTGGTGACCTGCTGGTAAATAGAAACCTTTTTAATCTCCCCAATGTCGTCAAGGTTGATGTTTTTGCGCTTCAACATGTCTGCAAGCGCCCCCAGCGTGGCAGCATGGGCAGACTCGTGTTTTTTCTGCGTAGCCAGATTTGTCAGGTTTTGCATTTTCTTGGACGTCATTTCACTTCTCCTCTGTTGGGAAATCTGGTCGCTTTTCACCCAGGCAACAAATGATGCTTGGGTCATTGAAACATCGGCGCTTTTCTCCGATGAACTCTCTCCGGATGGAAATGCCATCCGCGTTTAATGCTCTTGTGATATCAAGCGTTGAAGCGCCACTGCGAAGTACGTCCGTCATTGCAGACTGAGTGTCTTTATCCTGATTAATAAAAATCACACCAAATTTACAGTATCCAAGACCATTTGGTTTTGCCGCGAGGGCGCTGAGTGTGTCTTTGAGTGCCATAATTTCCTGCTATTCTCCCCTTGTATATGGAATTCGCACCTATTCACAATAGCACACAAGTGTTACCTGGTTGGGGCAACTGTGTGCTCTCTGAGATATTACATGCTTGTTATCTGTCGGTAAAGCACTGGTCGGGTGATTCTGGTGAAAAGTGAAAGCAGAGCCGAAGAGGTTAGGAAAGCGATAGAGCTAGCGCTAAAGGGGAGTTCTGTTGATGATGGCCCTGGGGCCGTCGAGTTAGTGATGGAAGCGCTTGATAAAAAGAAAGTGTTTAGATATCACACTGAAGATACTGTCGACCTGTTGTCCACTGCTGGGAAAGTGCTCGTGGTTTTACTTGATGACCCGACCATGACCCAGCGAGCGATATCTGTTTACCTCGACATGAGTGAAACAATGATAGACAAAACGATTAAGAGTTTGGTTTCTGTTGGTTTAATAACAAAAACAAAAGTAAATAGGCAGAATATTTATAAAGTGAATACAAGACTCATTCTGCAGCACCAAGACGTTCAAAAGTTTTTCGGCGCTATTTCATCGATTGGAAAAGGTGAATCGCAAAACGAGGACGACCCGTTTTAGAAACTATCTAGAGGCGATAAGCCAAGCAGAAAAGAGTTCGTCTGTTTTTGGCATGAACCATACCTGGCATACGTCAAGGTCTCTCTTATTTCCAAGTATCGTCCAGCAGATGTCTAATACCTCTGCAGCAGGACACATTCCGGCGTTGCATTCCATTCCAAACCTATTTACGAAATACTTAACAACACAGTCATGTTCTTCATGAAAGCACTTTTTGCCCGGTAAATCAGGACAAATGACCTCCATTATTTCTAGTTCTGATTTATTTATCCTTAAGCGCAGCGAGTGGCCATCATCGTGCCACATCATTTCAAAGCGGTTAGTCTGTTCCATTTAGATAAATTTCAAAAAATCGGGTCATCCCAAATAAGGCGGTTACAAAGAAAATACCACCGAGATACAGGAACTAGGGGACGCGATAATTAGTCTTCTTTTCCTGAGTCCATCTCATCTGGTATGCTCTGCGTCTAGCGTTAGCCAAAAGTTTTTGTGTTCTTTCTGGCTCCGGCAAGAGCGAGTACGACTCAATGCGTTTCTTGTTTTTACGCTCTCGCTCGTAATCTTTGCGCGCTCGGGTATTGCGCTTATGCTGATTATCGCGCTGCCATTGCCGCGCATTTTCCGGGTCTTTGTATGGCATGTCTCTCCCTGTGGAGAGGCTACCAGCTATTCCTGGTCGTCTGGAATGCCGTTCCCGTTTTTATCGTCAGTATTTCTGCCTGTTGAAATCATCAGTCCGGCAAGCGTTCCGGTGATAAATGTTGCAACCGATGAAAGCACGCCGAAGAACATTTTGTCGTTTTCTGCCTGAGCACCTATTGGCTGTGTGACGAATACGAGAGCGTAGAGGACGCCAATTGTTGTCAGGCACAAAACACCAGCCAGAACGCATCCAACGACGAATTTAAGGCGAGCATCGAGCTCTGCTGGAGTAAGTCTGTTTTTCATGGCGCTACCGTCTCCTCGGTCGGAATTATTTCTACTGTTGTTTCTGTTGGGTCCCATCCAAGCAAAGTTTTTGTGCAGTTTCCATCTACTTCGCATATTGGTGGCTCACATTCCTTTGTTCCCCAATTTTCTGGGTCTTGGCATGAATAGCGATACTTGCCGTCATAACCGCAAGCTGAAATTGCAATCAGCATGATTGGAAGAAGTTTGATTAATCGTGTTGACTTGTGCATGCACTGGCACCCATTAATTCGGCGCAAGGACAATCGTTTGCGCACCAAGTTTCACAACTGCAATGTGCACATTGGCACTCAGACTTTTCGTGGCTACCGGGCATCACTAGCCTTTGCTGGAGCTTTCTTGTCAACCTTGTTGAACACATCATTGATTTCAGAACTTGAAAGTTTTCCATCCTCAAGGAATGCGCGTGAGAGTCCTTCAACTACGACTGCAACCCCTGCAATTCCAGCCATGAAGACAGCCTTGAGTACCGGAACACCAGCGATAGTTCCTGCACCGATAACTCCCAGGCCGGATGCAGCAAAAGTAGCAAGAATTCTGAGAAGAACATTTACAAACAAATCCTTTTTCATGCTGCAACTTCCGTTTTCGACTTATGTGACATAACACATCCGCGTGAGCAGTAAAGCTCATTTTTGTATTCTCTTACGATTCCTTTGCCGGTTGAGCGTGAGCACACTGGGCATTTGTGAAATACAGATTTTCCAGCCCCTACGTAAAGTACGTTGATGCCGTCATCAATCTTTGGGGCAGAAGGAGCGGAATTTGTAATGTTTCGTTTAGCTGGTTTCTTGTTTGCCATTAGAGGTCACCTATTGCATGGT